AAGGAAAGTCTGTAGAACCTTCATACTCATCTGAACCAATGGAAGACAAAGCACTAAACTTATTGTTTAAAGGAAACAGGTAATGGCTGACGATTATATTCCCGAAGACGTTGAAACTAACATCGACAAATCTTTAGGTGGCTCAAACAAAAAACCAAAGAAACGACAACCATCTTATCAAATAGTAGGTGAGTCTAAAATACCTGTAGCAAAAGCTGCTGGTAAACTATGGAAGTCTAGACTTAAACAGGCAGAAAAAATAAACAGTGATATTACTGATGCTTGGGAAGAAGCTATTCGTTACTTTGATAATGACCAAACAAAACATCGACTGCCTACTGAACATGCTGCTGGAAATCTTATAGGTAATCAAAGACTAAACAATAACATAACAGAGACAGAAAATGTTGTGTTCTCTAACGTAACAACAATGATACCAGCACTGTATGCTAGAAACCCAGAAGCAGAATTTACATCTACAACTGAAGGCAACAAACGATTTGCTACAATATTAGAAAGACTTGTAAATGTTATTGGTGGTAGAAAGGCATCACCTGGAATTAATCTGAAGCCTAAAGCTAAACGATGTGTTGTCACTTCTCTTCTTACAAACAGATCATGGGTTGAAATTAACTGGGTACATAAAACAGATAGCAGTGAGCAAGCTTTAGAAGACCTAACTAAATTATCTAACCAACTAGATAAAGCTAAGTCTCCACAAAAGATTAGAGAAGTTGAAGGTAAAATAGATGCACTAGAACGTGGTATAGATATACTGCAACCATCAGGACCAACAGTCAAAGTACGTTCTCCATTTGATGTAGCTATAGATCCTAACTCAAAAGAAGTTGATCTATCAGATGCCAACTGGATTATGATTCGTGATTGGTTGCCTACTGAATTTATATTAGCTAAGTATGCAAACAAAACAGGCAAAGACTATAGATCTATCTATGAACCTACTCATGTAATGAAGATGGCAATAGGTGATGATGACTCTGGACATGATGAGAGTGAAAACTTTTCTATATACGAACCAGATTCTAAGGCATCTAACTTTGGCTTTGATGATGAAGAGTCATACAACAGAGCTAAGATGACAGAAGTTCGATTTGTATGGGATCGAGTAACAAGAAGAGTGTTAATGTTTAATGCTAAAGATTGGTCATGGCCTATATGGGTATGGGATGATCCGTTACAATTAGACACATTCTTTCCTATATATCCTTTATACTTTCACGATGGCCCATCAGGACCACTAACTAAAGGTGAAGTTACATATTACCTAGACCAACAAGATGCTATCAATGAAATTACAGATGAAGAACGTAGAGCAAGACGTTGGGCTAGAAGAAATATATTCTACAACAAGAACTTAGTAGAAAGAGAGGATGCAGAAGCAGTACTTAATGGAGATGACGGTACGGCTAGAGGCATTAACATTCCACCAGAGATGAAACTAACTGATGTGATTGGTTCTGTTGTTCCACCATCATTGCAATTTAAGGAATTGTTTGATAAAGAAGGAAAGTACAGAGCTATTGATCGTATATCTAGTGTAGGGGAGGTGCTACGTGGAGGACAATTTAAGTCTAATACAACGAATGATGCAGTTCAAGCAAACGTGTCAGCAAGTAATATGCGTGTGGATGAAAAGTCTGATCAAATTGAAGATTGGATTGGTCAAATATATTGGGGAATTGCTCAACTCTGTCTCCAATATATGGAAACCCAAACAGTCGTTAACCTCATTGGAGAAGAAGCCAGAGAAGTCTGGCAAAACCTCAGTCCCGAAGAAATCAGAAGCTCGTTCTCAGTCAAAGTCATCGGAGGAAGCACAAAGAAACCTACGTCACAGGCGAAGAAAGAGGAAGCCTTAGAACTAGGACAAGTGCTAGGTCAATTTGTTAATGCTGCTCCGGGTCCAGTACTAAAAGTAATGCTAGAAGTAATGCAAGAAGCCTTTGATGAAGTAACTATAAGAGAAGAAGACTTTGATGCAATACTAAAAGCTGTAGATCAAAAACAACAACAAGAACAACAACAGCAACAACAAGGTGCTGGAGGACAACCACAACAACCACAAGTGGGAACACAAAGTCCAGATCAACTGCAACAAATGTTAAGTCAGATGCCACCAGAAGCTAAACAACAAGTAGTACAAGCAATACAATCAGGAGTTCCACCACAAAAAGCATTACAAGCTGCTATGCAACAACAACAACAACAACCAAGTCAACCACAACCACCAGTACAATAAGGGGATGAACTATGTCAGAAGAATTAAGCACAGACGATGAGATATTAAATGCTATAGGAGAAGGAGGATCAAGTGAGGAAGCCACTACAACACAGGAAGACTCAAATGATCAAACGGCAGCAGATGTTATCGAAACTGCACAAACGAACAACACAGGAGAAGTTATTGGCCAAAGCAATGAAGCTAAGTCTGGAGAGCAACAAACTCGTGGCCCTCAAGATTTAGTAGATGCTCAAGGAAATGTAATAGCTTCTGGAGGTAAAGAACGTAGATTTTATGAACAAGCTCAACGTGCTAAACACGAAGTACAGCAAGCAACCAATAGAGTACAAGAGTTAGAAGGACAACTTCAAGCTATTAATGATGCTGGAAATGCTGGAGCACAATATAACTTAACACCAGACGAAGTTACTACTGGTGTACAAATGATGGCTGCATTTAAAGAAAACCCTGTAGAAACAGTGAAATATATGTTGACTCAAGCACAGTCCTTGGGCCATAATGTAGAAGGTCTTACAGGTGCTACTGATATGGCATCTATTAAAGGCATGATAAATGAGGCTGTATCGCCTCTAGTACAAGAACAACAAGAGAAGATCGATGCACAACAGAATTTGGATCAAGCTCAACAAATCTATGACGGATTTATCAGCAAGTATCCAGATGCTCAACCGCACGAGAACTCTCTAGCCCGGCTTCTTGAATCCGATAATAGTTTGTCACCGGAAGCTGCGTATTTCAAACTGAAAAGTTTCTATCTAGAGAAAAATCTAGATTTTAACAAACCGCTGGAAGTTTTACAGCAAGAAGAAACTGCTAGAAAACAAACTCCAGTTGCAGGAAATACGCAATCAACAGTTCCAACAGGTGGCATACCAGCTACTAATGTAACGGATACTGAAACAATTGCTGATGTTGGCACATCTATGGATGATATAATCAAACAATCTATGGCTGATGCTGGAATGAATTATAACTAGATTAAGGAGTAAGCAATGGCATCGACACCAATTGCAACTGTACTTAACTCTACTCTAACTCGTTCACGTAAAAAGCTTATAATGGCTTCAATCAAATCTAACGCTTTGATGGCTTGGGCTTTTGCTAACAATAGAGTAGAGTTCGAGGATGGTGGTCACGAGATTACCAATCCTTTAACACTTGGACGTAACCCTAACATTTCGTCATACGAGTATTATGATGAATTACCAATTGCTCAAACCAGTGAATTCGATACGGTAACGTATAACTGGTCAAGGGTAGCTGGTTCAGTAGTTATTTCCGATCAAGAAGAAGACGAGAACCGAGGAACGGCTGAAATCTTCAAGCTTATGAAAGCTAAGATGGATGTCCTTGAAGAGTCTATCAAAGAGAAATTCTCTTCATATCTTTATGGTGCTAGTTCTGGAACAGATCCTAATGGAATTACAACTTTGATTCCTGATGATCCAACGACAGGAACGGTTGGTAATATCAATCGTGCATCAGAAACTCAGTGGCGTACTTCTGCTTACGACTTCAATGGCAACTTAGATAGTACGAATATCGAAGAAGCTTTTGATGATATCCTCATGGACTTAACACTGAAAGGTGATAAGCCTGATGTTATTCTTACAGGTCGTAACTTGTATAGACACTATAGAACGGCAGTACGAGACAAGGTTGTTATCAATTTATCAGAAAGTAACTCTGGTAAAAAGATGATGGATCTTGGGTTTGCTGGTGTAAAACATCAAGCAATTCCAATGCTTTATGATGAAGATTGTCCTGTAAACAAGGCATACTTTGTCAACAGCAAGTACATCCGTTTGCACATCCTCAAGCACGTAAACATGAAGATCAAAGAATTAGTCGCCCCTTGGACGATTGATGCTCATGGTCGGCG